GCGTAGTCGTCCCAGGTGGCGTCGACGTCGACGACCGCGCAGCGCGCCACCCCCACCTCCACGGTGATCGCCCGCGGCAGCTGGCAGTTGGCGGGGTCGACGACGGGCGCGGGGATGCGCTTGGTGCGGTAGCGCTGCGCGACCCGCACCCACAGGAACGGGGCGTCGCAGCCGGGTTGGGTCGTGTGCGCGTCCCACGCCGCGGTGGCGGGCCCCTCCCCGGCGAAGAAGTGCACGTCGGTGGAGCCCTGCACCGGGGGCCAGGGGCCGTTCGGGTCGAACGCGTCGGCCAGGGTGCCCATCACGATGGAGACCGCCTCGATGGCGGGATCGGTGGGGGCGGGCGACGACATTTAGATTACCGACGGTGCGCATTGCAGCTTGGCGGGGTTGACCGCCGCCAGCCACAGGTCGATCTCGGCTATCCCCGTCTTGCCTGCCTCCAGGATGCGGGTGGTGTCGATCTGGTAGGACACGCCCGCACGGTTCACGTTGGTGACGTTGCGGGGCAGGCGGCACTTGTCGCCCTGGCAGGCGGCCAGGAACTCCTTGGCCAGCACCCCGGTCAAATGCGCCAGCTCCGGCGGGACGGGGTTGCCGCACAGGTACTCCACCGACCACGTGTTGTGGTGGCCCATGGGCCGCGACAGGTCCTGGCGGGGCCAGTGGTGGCCGCGGCTCTCGGGGCCGTGGGCGACGTCGGCGGCTCCGCGGACCCGGTACAGCATGTCCCCTTCCAGGGTGTACTGGTCGGCGTCGAGGATGGTGTCGCCGATGGTGACGGCGATGACCTCGCGTGCCGGGCCGGGTAGGTGCACCGCGCCGGGCCCCGACAGGCGGCACATGGAGCCGCAGCCGCACCACCAGTTGACCCAGCGGTCTCCCTCCCAGGACAGTAGGTAGCTGGTGACGGCGGCGTAGTCGCCGGAGTAGCCGTAGCTGCTGCGCCGCGACCACCACGGCATGGTCTGGATGCAGGGCCGCACGATCTGGTCGACGAGCCCGTACTGGCGCCCGGACAGGGCCCACATGGTGGTGATCGCCAGGTTGATCGCCGCGTTCTGGTTGGCGGCGCCTTCGTCGTCGGCCGACGACAGCGGCGGTAGGCAGAACAAATCTACGGGCCATTGGAGTCCCACGGGCTTGACGGTAGTCGGCTCAGGTGCGGGCGGGGACGCGCAGCCGGCTGCGCCCCGCCACGGTCAGCGTGCCGCGCCGGGCGGGGGCGGTGAGCTTTTCGCTGTTGGGGCGCACTCGCAGGTCGGGTTCGGCGGCTACGGTCAACAGCTGCGGCGCGCGGGCGGGTGCGCGCAGCTTGGGTTCGCCGGGCACGGGCCGGGCCTGCTGGGGGTGCAGCACCGCGGGCCCGCCGTAGAGCCTGACGACGACGGTGTCGGACAGGGCCAAGGGGTCGGTGTGGGGGCGTTGCGCGTCGAGGCGGGTCGCGAGCTTGTCGATGAGGTTTTCGGGGTCGGCGGCGGCGACGCGGTGGGCGAGTTGGAAGGTGGCGATGTCGGTGAGCGCGACGGCGTCGGCCGGGGTGGCGGCCCCGGAGGTGTAGTAGACGTCGGTGATGGCGACGTGGTCGGTTGGGTGGGGGTGGAACCCCTGGGCGAGCACTCCCGCTATCGAGGCGTTGACGGTTGCGGTGGCGTCGGTTCGGGCATCGAGCCTGGCGGCGGCTGCGGGGGTTGCGGTGGCGGTGAGGGCGGTGTCCAGCGGCGCGCCGCGCGTCGCCGACGCTGTACCCGTCGCTGTGAGGGTTTGGGTCGCGTCGACTCTCAGCCCTGCGGACAGGGTGGCGGCGGCGGTGGCGGTGACGGCCTGGGTTGCCATCGGCCCGGTCGTGGCGGCAGCTGTTGTGGTGGCGGTGACCGTCAGGCTGGCGTCGGCCCTCAGGCCCGCGGTGACCCTCGCCGTCGGGGTGGCGTTGACGGTTTGGGCGGCGTCTGCGGTGGCGGATCGGGTGGCGGTGGCCGTCGCGGTCGCGGTGAGCGCCTGCGCCGCGTCGGCGGGGGCGTTGTGTGCGAGTCCGGCGGTCGGGGTGGCGCCAACTGTTTGGTTGGCGGCCAACGCCAGGTTGGCGGTCAGGCTCGCGGAGGGGGTCGCGACGATGGTTTGGGTGGCCTGCGGGCCGGTCGCCGAGCTGGCCGAGGCGGACGCAGTGATGCTCTGGGCTGCGTCGACTTTCAGGGCCGCGGTCAGGGCCGCCGAGGCTGTCGCGTTGACGGTTTGGGCGGCGTCTGCGGCGGCTGCCTTGTTGACGGTGGCGGCGGGTGCGGCCGTCGCGGTTTGCGCGGCGGAGGCCAGGGCGCCGTAGGTGACGCTCGCAGATGGGGCGACGGCCGCGGTCTGCGCGGCGTTGGCCAGTAGCGCCGCACCCAGCGCGGCGATTGGGGCGGCAGTGAGCGCCTGGGCGTCGGCGCAGACGGCGGCGCGTGTGGCGCTGGCAGCCGCGGTGGCGTTGACGGTTTGCGTGGCGTCGACGTGCAGCGCGGCCTGCGCCGACGCCGCTCCTGTCGCTGTGATGCCCTGGGTTGCGTCGCAGACGGCGGCGCGCGTGGCGCTGGCAGCCGCGGTGGCTGTGATGGTCTGGGTTGTGTTGGCCAGCAGGCCTGCCGTCAGGGTTGCGGCCGGGGTTGCTGCGACGGTCTGCGCGGCGGCGGGTTGAGCGTTGTGCGCGAGGGTGGCAGCCGCAGCGGCTATGCCCGTTTGTGCCGCGTTGGCTTGCAGTGCTGCGGTCAGTGCTGCCGAGGCGCTGCCTGTCACTGCCGCCGCAGCGTCGCATATTGCGGCCCTGGTGGCGCTCGCCGATGGCGCGGCGGTGATGCTCTGCGCGGCGTCGCAGACAGCTGCCCGGGTGGCGGTGGTCGCCGCGGTTGCGGTCACGGTCTGTGTCGCGTTGGCGAGTAGCGCTGCTGTCAGGGTGGCGGCGGCGGTGGCGTTAACGGTTTGCGGTGCGTCGGCGCCTCCGGCGGCGGCGGCCGCGGCGGTGGCGGTGATGGTTTGGGCGGCGTCGGCTTTCAGTGCCGCGGTCAATGAGGCCAACCCGGTGGCGGTGACGGTCTGGGCGGTGTCGGCGGTCGCGTTGTGGGCCGCGGTCGCGGTTGGGGTCGCGGTCACCGCCTGTGCGGCGTTGCCCAGGAGTACGGCGGCCAGGGTGGCGGCACTCGCGGCCGTCGCGGTTTGCGCCGCATTGGCGAGCAGGGCCCCGGTCAGGGTCGCAGCCGGGGCGGCCGTCACCGCCTGCGCGGCGTTGGCCTGCAGCGCGGCGGTCGCTGTCGCTGTCGCGGTTGCCGAGGCCGTCTGGGCAGCGTTGCTCAACAGCGCCGCGGCCAGGGTGGCGGTTGGCGCTGCCATCCCGGTCTGCGCCGTATTGGCCAGCAGCGCCGCGGTCAGGCTGGCACTGGCGGTTGCCGTGGCCGTCTGGGCGGCGTTTGCGTTGAGTGCCGTGTTGGCGCTCGCCGCCGCGGCCGCCACGACTGCCTGGGTTGCGTCGCAGACCGCCGCCCTGGTGGCGGCGGCTACCGCGGTGGCTGTGGCCGCCTGGGCGGCGTCGGCCAGAAGCGCCCCGGTGAGGGTGGCTGCTGCGGACCCGACGATGCTTGCGGCGGCGTCGACTGGCGTGTTGTGCGCGACGGTCGCAGCCGGGGCGGCCGTCACCGCCTGCGCGGCGTTGGCCAGAAGCGCCCCGGTGAGCGTTGCCGCCGGTGTTGCCGTGACCGCCTGGGCGCCGTTGGCGAGCAGCGCTGCCGTTAACGAAGCCGACCCGGTCGCGGTGACGGTCTGCGCCGTATTGGCCTGCAGCGCTGCGGTCGCGGCGGCGGCCGCTGCCGCGGTCACCGTCTGGGCGGCATTGGAGAGCAGCGCCGCGGCAGCGAGCGCCGCCGGGCTGGCGGCGACGGTCTGGGTCGCGTTCGCCGACAGCGCGGCCGTCAGGGTCGCGGTCGGTGCGGCGGTGGCCGTCTGGGCGGCGTTGGTTTGCAGTGCCGCGGCCAGGGTGGCTGCGCTGGTTGCAATGCCCGTCTGGGCTGCGTCGCAGACGGCGGCGCGGGTCGCGGTGGCGGCGGATGTGGCGATGGCCGCCTGGGCCGCGTTGGCGGACAGCGCTGCGGTCAGGGTTGTTGTCGGCGCGGCGGTGACGGTTTGCGCGGCATCGCAGACGGCGGCGCGGGTAGCGGTCGCCGCCGCGGCGGCGGTGGCGGTCAGCGCCGCATTCGCTTGCAGTGCACCGACCAGGGTGGCGGCGGTCGTGGCCGTCGCGGTCTGGGTGGCGTTGGCGAGCAGGGCTGCGGTCTGGGCGGCCGTGGGGGATGCGACGGCGGCTGCGGCGGCGTCGACGGGCGCGTTGTGGGCGATGGTGGCTGCGCCTGTGGCTGTGACGGTTTGGGCGGCGTCGGCGGGCGTGCGCGTGTAAGAAATCGTGATGTCGACGTTGTCGAGGCGGAAAATGCCGCTCGACGACGTGCCGTCGTGAGTTGCGGTGACGAGCATCTGCAACCCAGCGTTGATCTGCGCCGGCGTCGGCGCCACGTTAGGCGTGAACGCGACCGTCGATACAGCCGTGGTCAGGGTGATCGTCTGCGCCGCCCCGATAGCCGAGCCGCCGCTGTCCAACAACTGCGCGGTGATGCTCGCCCAACGCGCCACGGTGTTGACATATCCCCGCAAGACCGCGTTGATCGTGATAGAGGCGTCGGTGGGCACCGACGCCGCGCCGAAATACCCGCCCGGCGTGATGGTGCCGACAGCATTGGCGGTTGAAGTTGTGAACACGCAGTAAGTGACCGGGTACAGGCCGAAAGTGCCGTCGTAAGCATTGGCGGAGGTGGCCGCCCCGCCCGTATATGTCCAGGTGGAGCCGGTCGGGCCGGAAACCGACGTGCCGCGGCTCAAAACAGCGCCGGGGATGGTCGGCAGCAGAATAACGGCGATGGCCGACCAGAACCCGCTAGTGACTGTCGCGGAGATTGTTTGCGCCGAACCGGTGGCCGCGACGTCGCCGATCATGAAACCGGCGTCGGTGCCGCCGGCCGAGGCGTGGTTGTACCGTGTTGAGCCGTTAAACGCGGAAAAGCTGCCGTTGGGGGCGCCGAACGCCACAACGATCATCGCCCCAGCCGGGGCGGTCACCGAAATCGACGCCGTCGTGCCCGAGCCGCCGTTGGTGGAGCACGTGCTGATAGAGCCGACACCCAGGTAAGACACCGAGCAGCCGGCCAGGCCGGTCACCTCATTGTTGGTGTCGGTCACCGACGCGGCGACGGTCTTGGAGCCGCTGGGCGCTCCGGTCATCCCGAACAGGGTGGTGTTTCCGTAGCCGGTGTTCGAGTTGTTGTGCTTCGACGTGCCCAGCGCCGCGCCCATATCCACGGTGTTGTAGCTGCAGGACTCGCTGGTGTCGGTGCTGGCCGCTGATGAAGTTGTGGTGTCGCGGCTGGCCATTCCGGCGATAACACACGCCCCGGACGCCGCGTTATGCGCCCACGAAATGTTGGTTGTCGCCGTGGTTTGCGCCCAAACATCGTTGCCGGCGCCGACAGCATCGAAAATGACAGCCACCGGCTATCCCCCGTCGCTATGTAGGCTCTGGCTGCTGTGCACCACAGTGTGGCTGCAGGTCTGGGCCGTGCCGCCGGTGTAGCTGCCGTTGGCGATGCCGGCGCCGACCGAGTCGCAGGTAACGGCCGCTGCCGTGATGCCGCAGGACCGGGTCCAGCTCGAGTAGCCGGAGCTGCCGTAGTAGGCGCCGACCCCCACCATCAGGCAGTTGTCGGAGGCGCCGATAGCGTGGGTGAAGGCGAGGGCGTTGATGCTGGTGCCGTGCGCCCCAGCGCCGACCGCGCTATAGGCGACGGCCACGGTTACCTCACAGCAGCGCTAGGGGTTTGAACCACACCCAATCGACGAGCATGTACGCGGGGAAGTCGCTGGCTTTCGGGTGCGCCAGGTAGCCCGGGTCCATGGCGAAGTTGATGATCCAATAGACGCTCTGCTGCGTGTCGGGCCACACCCCGGCCGGCACGTTAGCCGACGTCCACGCCCCCATGATCAGGCTGTCGACGCCGATCTGGATCTCGTCGGCGGTGCGCAGCATCCAGTAGGTGTGGAAGTCGTCGCCGGCGTTGACCCCGTTGGGCACCGGCAGCTCGTCCTGCAGCGTGGTCATCGGGTTCTTGTGCAGGTAGACGTGCGTGTTGTACTTCGTGGAGTCGCCGAACATCTCCATCATGTCTATTTCGAGATAGTTGCCCGGCAGCTGGTTGTACGCGACATAGAGCTGCCACACCGCGGGGAACCACGACAGGCCCGACGTCTGGGCGACGGACTTGGGGAACTTGACCCGCGCCGCGGACCAGCCGAGCCCCATGTTGAACCGCTGCCGCGACGTGAACCGGCCGCTGATGTTGGGGATGGTGATGGCGGTGCCCGGCGGGAACGGCGTGGTGACCCCCTCGTTGAGGATCCCCTGGTTGACGTACTCCCGCAGGACCGCGGGGCTGGTGCCCCACGCCGCGGCGATGCTCGCCCACGTGTCGCCGGGCTGCGATATGTAGGGATGGTCGCAGCTGGTGTTGCTGTAGGTGCCGCCGACGCCGGTGGCCTTGAGGACCACGTTGGAGTCGCCGTCGAGGTAGACCCGGTCGGTGGACGGGTCGTAGGTCTGGTTGCCGCCCTGGTTGATGCTGTCGAGCTGCCACAGGGTCTGGTTGATGGCGGAGCCCGCCGGGCCGTCGAAGTTGTCGAACACCTCGGTTGTGGTTTGGATGCCGTACGCCCAGTCGCCGGGCACCCCGACGTAGGGGCCGCTCGGTGCCGCGCACACCCCGGCGGGCGGTGCGGCGTTCCACAGCGGCGGCAGCCCGGGCGGCGGCGGGGGCGGCGGGGGTGGGGGCGGGGTGTAGGTGAACCGGTCGACGGCGCTGGTCGTGGACACGCCGCCCGGGGTGGTCACCGTCACGTCCACGGCCGCGTCCGCCCCGGCGGGCGACACCGCCGACACCGCGGCGTCGGACACGACGCTGAACGAGGCCGGGGCGGTCCCGAAGTCGACCGCGGTGGCCCCGGTGAAGCCGCTGCCGGCGACGGACACGGTCGTGCCGCCGGTGTCGACGCCCGTGTTGGGGGTGACCGACGTGACGACCGGGACCGGCGGCGGCGGTGGGGGAGGAGGGGGTGGCGGGGTGAGCGGGTGGCTGGTTTCCCAGGCGTCCAGGACGGCGGCCAGGTCGGCGACCAGGGCGTGCAGCGGCGCGCCCGCGACCGGCGCGGGCACCGTGGCCGGCGTCCCCAACACCTGGATGAGCGCCTTCACGTCGGGGGCTTCCGGGGATGTCGGGTGGGCGGCCAGCCAAACCTGCAGGGCGCCGATGAGGCCCTGCACGCGCGGTGCTGTGGTCATGCGCCGAGCCTAGCCAGCCACCGTGTGCCCCCGGGCGCGGCTTAGGCGGCCAGCGGCGAAAGGGCTAGCTGGCAGGTGTTCTGCGTCAGCGTGTCGCCGGACGCCCACGCCTTGGACAGGGTCAGCTGCACCGACCAGTAGAACGTGCCCCCCGAGCTTGACGACCAGACAGCCTGGTCGGTGATGGTTTCGGTGACCCCGGTGTTGGTCCAGCTGGGGGCGGTGGAGCTCATCGTGATCGTTCCCGTCACCGCCGCCGCCATGTACAGGCGGGGGCGCACCGTCGACCCGGTCGACCCGCCCGTCGTCCCGGCTGCGCCCGTGGCGGCGGTGTGGTTCTCGATGTAGAGCGACGAGACGGAAAACGACGTGCCGACCAGGGTGTTGAGCAGCGCGTTGGCGCATGCGACTGTCGCGAGGCCATCAGCCATTAGCCGGGCACCCTTCTGTGAGCGGTCCTTGTGCTTACGCGGGACTCTACGGACTCAGGGTGTAGGCCCGAGGATCTCCTTCGCCTGGGCGCGGAACGCCGCGTCGGTGATGTCGGAGGCGATCAGGGCGTGCAGCGCCAGCACCTTCTCCCCGGCGGTGTACACGGAGGCGGTGGCCTCTATCGAGGCGCCGATGACTATGTCGCTCATTTCTTGGCCGGCTTTCGGTCGGGGAACAGTTCCGGGTCGTCGCGGCCCAGGAAGCGTTGGTTGTCGGCCGGCCAGACCGCTTTCTTGGTGAGGTGGCCGGTGACGAGCCCGAAGTCTATCCACACCCGCGCCCCGAGTTTGGTGCGGGCGGTCTGGCAGAACCACAGGTCGTGCGAGTAGCCGACGTCGGGACTGTCGGGCACGAACATTTTCAGGTCGGCGGGCCATTTTTCGAGGACCCAGCGGGCGATGGTGGTGAACCCGAACCCCACCGCGGCGACCTCGTACAGCGCGGGGCGCGCCAGACCGATCTGCACGGCCCGGGCGTTGATCTGGCGCAGGTTGCCTTCGCCGTCGGGCAGGTAGGCGTAGGCCCGGTGCGGCGGGTCGTGCATGCAGTACAGCGACCCGACGATGTGGTGCTCGTCGCCGTAGCGGGCAATCCTGTCGAACGCGTCCTTGTCGGCTACGTTGTCGTGCTCGTGGATCACCAGGTGCGTCCAGTCGTCGCGCTCCAGCGCCCGGTCGACCATGTCCTGCATCGCCATGGACAGGCACGCGCCGTTGACGGTCAGCACGTCGGTGACGTGGGTTTTGTCCATCGCGTCCCACATCAGCAGCCATTCGACGTCGACGTGGTGCCACAGGGGCCGTATAACCAGCAGCCGGTTGGGTTCGGCGGGGGCCACCGACACGTACTCGCCTTTGATCTGCTCCCACCCGGCTGTCGCTTCGTGGACGGCGCCGGGGGCGGACCGGGCCAGCAGCTCGGCCACGTCGGCGGCGAACTGGGCCGGCTCGGCGGCGATCACCGCACGGTAGCCGTCGAAGCGCCGTGTCTGGCGGGGGTAGTCGGTGAGCATCACGTGGATCAGATCGGCGGCGCGTTCCTCGCAGCCCTCCTCCGCGTCGTCGATTTTCAGGTCGGTGGGGATGGCGATGTCGACGGGGTTGGCTGCGGCGCCGCGGCGGTTGGTGACCACGCAGCAGCCCAGCGACGCGGCCTCGGCGGGCAGCCGGTCCTTGCCCGGGTGCGGCCCGAAGTCGATGTAACACTTGGCGTGGGAGAGGACTTCTATGACCTCGTCGCGGGTCATGTCCTCCAGCGCCACGGCCTTGGGTTGGTCGTGCTCCCCGAACCGCGCCGTGAGGGCCCCTAGGACCCGTTCGGTGCGCCACAGGCCCTTGCGGGGGTTGAACGCCACCACGTCGCGGCGCTGCCCGGTGGGCGGGGCGGCGAGGAATTCGTCGGCGACGTAGTCGAACAGCCGCGCGGCCGGGCCGAGTTCGTTGGCCTCCAGGTACAGGCGCGCGTATTCGCTGGAGTAGATGTGCAGGTCGATGCGGCGGCGCAGCGTTTCGACGCGCTCGGCGACGTCGGTGGCGCCGGCCACGAAGTAGTCGACGCTCATCCACCAGAACCACAGGCGGCACGGCGGGGCGGTGCCCACCAGGTCGGCGTACACCTCGGGCAGGATCACCGTCGAGGTGGGGGTGAAGTCCTCGACGGTGGCCACCGGCGCCCCGTAGCGGCGGTACGGCTCGGGGGTGACGTGCCGCCCGGAGAACGGGAAGTAGACGACCGCGGCGCGGCCTGGGGTGATGCGGTTGACCGCTGCGACGAACTTGTGGCACAGCTCCGGGCCGCCGGTGACGACCCCGGCGGGGCACACCACGAACATGTCGCTCATCGGCCTCGTTTGCCTTTCGCCAGCCTGGAGAGGGCGTCGGCCAGACACCAGCAGATCATCTCCGTGCCCTTGGCCTCATGTTCGGCGATGTGCATGAACATCAGCGCGTTCTGGGTGACCTCCGCCACGCTGGGCGGGTCGGCGGCGCCGAATTCGGCGCGGTAGGCCGCGACCATCGCCTCGACGGTGTTGCCGGCGTTGGCGCGTTTGATGTGGGAGTCGGTGATCTGGGAGAAGTCGGCGACCAGCAGGTTCGCCGCCCCTTGGACGGGCCGCGGGTTGGTTGTCGTCGTCATGGTGAACGGCGGGCGGGGTTGAAGCCGATCAGGGCCCTCATCAGGCGGGGGTCCTGCTCGGCGTAGGTGTACAGGCAGGCGCGGGGCTTGTTGGGGTTGTCGTCGGTCATGTCGTGGGCGCCGCCGTGGTCGAACGCGTACAGCAGCCCGTGTATCCGCCCGTGCGGCGCCAGGGTGCGGGCGACCATCGCGAACGCGGTGTCCTCCCAGCCCCACACCCCGGGCGTGAAGCCCTCGTCGTAGCCTCCGAGGTCCCAGTAGACGTCGCGCCGCGCCACGATCCCGCACGGGTGCTCGTTGGCGCTTTCGACGAGCACCTCGCAGCCGTACAGGTCGTCCTCGTCGACGCAGGCCGCGGGGATCGCCCGGTACACGGTGTAGGGCCACACCACGAATCCCTGTGCGGCTTTGATGACGGCGGCGTCGATCTGGCGGATGTCGTGCACGATCATGTCGGCGTCCATCACGATGACGATGTCGGTGGTGGCCGCCCGGACGGCGTTGTTGCGGGCCTGCCCGGCCAGCCACGGCTTGGCGGGGTCTGAGTCGGCCTCGATCACGTCGAACCCGTGGTCGTGCCAGAATTTGACGACCCGGTCGTGGGTGGGTATCCGCTCGGGTGTGGGTCGCCACGGGATGGCGACGGTCGCGTCGAACACGGCAGCCATCCTAATGCTCAGGACCCGAGTAGCGAATGCTGCCAGCTGGCGGTGAGGGTGTCGGAGGGGCCTTTGGCGCTGATCCCGGCGACCGCCACCCGCGCGATCGTGTTGGCCGCCGCGGACGCGGAGTCGACGGTGATGTTGTCGTTGACGATGACGGCCTCGGTGATCGGCACCGCCGACGTCCCCTCGCCGGCCTGGTAGGTGCACTTGTAGGTGATGACGCGGGCGGTCCCCGGCCCGGCGGGCTGCGTGGACTGCGGGTACGACGCGTCCAGCGCCAGCCCCGACCCGGGCAGGTAGGCGGCCAGCGCGGCGCCTGTGCCGGTGTTGGCGGGGGTGTTGGCGCCGGTGACCGCCCCGGTGCCCAGCCGCATCCCGGTGGGCACGGCGACGGTGCTGCCGACACCGGCGCCGTGCTCGCCGTAGAGCTGGTTGCCGATGTCGGTGACGATGTTGTGGCCGCGGGCCGTTTCGAGGAGATTGCCCGCGGCGTCGCGGCGCTCGAACAGAAAGTCGCCGGTGATACCGGCCGTGTCAGCCGGCACCGGGGCTGCTCCCGCATGCCACGGTGAACGGGTACTGGTGGATCTCCCCGTCGTCCAGGTACGCCGAGTTCAGGACGCTGTAGCTGGTGTTGGGGTTGCCCCCGGCCAGGCGCACCCCGGTTTGGGTGCCGCTGTAGGTGGGCGGCCCGAGCGTTAGGGTGGGGTCGGCGGCGGCGAACGTGGTGTCGACGATGCTGGTCCCGGCCGGCAGGTCAGACGTCCAGTCGATCGTCACGTCGCGGATCTCGCCGGGCAGCTTGTACACCCGGTTCGACGGCCCGGCCACGACCAGGATCTGGCCCACGGGTCACTCCCAGGAGCCGATGTTCTGCGCCGGGGCGACGCTGCAGGCGGCCTGGCCAGCGGGCCCGCCGAAGTAGTAGTTCGGGGGCGTGAAGATGCTGGCGATCTCCAGGCTGGTGGGCTCCCCCGACTCGGTGTAGGCGGGCGGGGGGACGGGGGTGCGTTCGATGTGGATGTGCGGGTCGGACGGGAACGGGGTGAGCAGCCGCCCTGCCTGGTTCGCGCCGACGTCGACCACGTTGTAGGGGCCGCGGCCCCACTGGGTCATGGGTGTGGTGATGCCGCTCAGCGTGATGGTCTGCAGGTCGGCGCTGATCTTGATGTCGGAGGTGACCGCGATCTCGATCACCCCGAACAGCAGGTACCCGTAGGACTTGCCGGTGCCGCCGGACGTGAACACGCCGTCGTCGTTGGTGACGGCGGGGCAGTCGGTGGACGCCCGCCCGCCCGTCCACACCTCGAACGCGACGCCGTAGTTGGGGTCGACGGTGGACTTGTCGCGCACACCGACGGGGTTGCCCGCATAGTCCAGCACGGCGGGCCAGCCGGTGAACATCGACACCAGCCCGGTGGCCATCGAGCAGATCTCCAGGTCGACGTTGTACCACTTGCGCACCGGCGGGGTGCGGTCGGATACGCACACCAGGCCCTGGGCGTTGATCTGCTCGATGTCGTTGGCCTGTTTCATCTCGCGGCCGAGGTTGACCGACACGAAGCCCTCGATGCAGATGCGGTTCTGCGCGCCGGCTATCGGCAGGCCGCAGCTGTTGATGCGGGTTGCGCGCAGTGCCTCGCCGAAAAGCAGGGGAAACGTCGACATGTCTTCTTCCTGCGACTTTCCTATCTGGCTCGGGCACCCCTGGCGGGTCTTGGCCTGACAGTAACGGGATGGCGTGCAACAACCGGCTCGGTTTCGTACGGGCTGGGCTGCGGGAACATCTCGTTCAAGCGTGACCGGAAGTATTTGAAGCTGTGGTCCTCTGTGGAGTGGAACGGGTGGTGCAGCGGGCCGGGGCGCAGCATCTTGGGGTCGATGTGCAGTTTGGGGTCGCGGTGGTGCAGGACGCCGTAGAGGGTGCGCCACTGCGGCGGGTTGTGCGGTGTCAGGTGGGCGAACCGGGCCAGCGTCTGGGCCATGAGGTCGCGGTCGCAGGGGAACGGGGTGTGTATCTCGTAGCAGCCCGGCTCGGCGACACCCACGTCACGCAGGGCCCGCAGGGTGGTTTGCAGCGAGTCCTGCCACCAGCCGCGCGCGCCGACGCGCCGCACCAGCTCCTTCAGCGAGGCCTCCATGGTGGGGGTGCGCCACAGGACGGGCACCGAGTCGACCGGGGCGGTGATGTACATGTCGTCGTTCATGATGACCAGCTCGTCGGGCACGCCGGGGTGCGCGCAGGCCAGCCGCAGGTTGTTGTACAGGTTGGCCCGCGGCCACTGCGAGGCGTTGCCGCCGGGGATGTATTCGACACCGCGGACCCACGTCGGCTTGTAGCCCACCACGAACACCGGCCCGTGCGGCAGGTTGGCCAGGGATCGCAGCGAATACGCCAGCTCGGGGTTGTGCTCGCCGTCGCGGACCGGGTAGATGATCGCCGGGACGGTCATGGTTCAGCATTCTTGCAGCGGGTTGGCCGCGGTGACGGCCAGCATGTTCCGGCGCTCCGCGGCCTCGGCTTTCAGCGCGTCCTCAAGCTGCACGAATTTGGGGTTGGTGGCGTCGATGATCCCGCCGGTCTGCGCCGCCTCCTGCAGGGCGGCGACGAACGCGTCCGCGCGGGCTGCGGCGGCGGTGTCGACCTTCTCCTCCTCGTTGGCGATGACCGTCCGACGGTTGTCCATCAGGTTGTCGCAGGCGAACTGGCCCTCGCTATGGGCGCGCAGCCTGTGCTGCAGGCTGACCGTGTCGGCGGTGTAGCCGGCCATGATCAGCGCGAACACGACGGCGACGACGACCTGCATGCGCCGGGGATGCGTGTCGGGTATCGAGTCGCGCCACACCCAGCCGACCACCGCCCCCATGCCGAGCAGCCCGGCGGCGACAACGACCACGACCAGCCACTGGTCCCAGCTCATGTCGACCCGCCGTTGTCGCGGCGCACCGACCGCTGCGCGAACCAGTATCCGACCACCCCCAGCATGGCGGCGTCGACGGTGGCGAACATCGGCGCGGTCGACGGCACCCAGATCCTTACCGCGATGCTGACGATCCACGCCCCGGCGATCACGGCCGTCAGTGCCCCTCGATCAGTGACTCGCGGGAGGCGTGTCACGCGTGAGCACGATTCTTGTCACTATTCAGCACTCTCCTCGGGCTTGTCGCGTTGGGTGGCCATCTTCCCGCGGCGGCTGCGGGCCGGCCCGGGCGGGGCGGCGGTGGGGATGTGCCCGCCTGCCAGCGCCACCTCTGCGGGGGTCTGCCCGCTGTAGGTGTTGCGGCTGGTGGGCTGCGCCGGGCCGGTCACCGCCTTGGCGTCCTCGTGGGCGGCGGCCAGGGCGGCGGCGTAGCCGCTGTCCCCGTGGGGCGACACGCTGCTGGGCGGCCCGTCGAGCAGCCCGGCCGCCCGGGCGTGGCCCTCGGCCACCACGTACTTGCGGCGGCGCCCCGAGCGGGTGTCCACCTGGATCGATTCGGGCCCGCCGACGTCCAGGAGCCTGGTCAGGGCCTGCACGCGGGCGTCGGCGTCGGCGAACTCGACCGTCGCCACCCCGTCGACGACCTCGGCTATCACACCTCTGGGCATTTACAGCTCCCCTCCCGGGATCACGCCGCTGGTCTCCACGCTCTCGGTGTAGACGGCGCCCATGATCTGCTCGTATCCGATGACGACGCTGCGTTCGGCGATCGCGGCGATGGTGTAGGTGTACTGGTCGTAGACGGGGCGGACCTGCACGGCGTTGCGCCACCCGTACACCCTGCTGGTCGCCACCAGCAGGTCCTGCAGGCCGTCGACGTAGCCGCCGCCGAACACCCACTGGTGCCCCAAGGGTGTCTGCAGGACCCCGGAGCGCACGGGCAGCACGATGCCGTACTCGACGGCTGCGGCCTCCGGGGAGGCGTGGATCAGGCCGGTGGTGTTGGTTTTGGCGAGCAGACCCTCCAGGTAGCCGACCGCCTGGTGCACGGTGGGGCGGTGCACCACCTGCCCCGGTATGGCCTCCAGGTCGGCGACCATCCTGGCGGCCAGCATCGTCTCGACGTTGACCTGCTCCTGCAGCCGCAGGGTCTGCTGCACCCGCTCCAGGATCTCGGCCTGCGAGAACAGGGTGGGGTCGCATTCGTCGTAGGCCCAGACGGTGACCGCCTCGAACGGGCCGGGGAACTGCGGGCGTATCCCGTACTTGGATTCCTCGTCGCCGGAGGTCTGCTCGGGGTCGCGGCACCACGGCGCCCCCCACACGCCCGACGCCCATTCGCCCTGGTAGTTGATCCGCCTAAACAGCACCCCGGCGTCCAGCCAGCGGGGGATAGCGTCGTCGCCGGCCGGTTCGGCGGGGTCGCGGGACAGCGGCACACCCCAGTTCGTCGCCGCGTACAGCCCGTGGGGGTTGGGGTGCTCAAGCGGCGGGTAGAACTGGGCGGACTGCAGCACCGCCTGCGACATCAGTCCTCCGTTCCGGCCTGCGGGGCTACGACCAGTCGCCGCCCGGCTGGAAGGTCGACGGCACCGTCAGGCTGCCGGCCTCCCGCACGCCCGTGTAGGGGCCGCAGGCGACGCTGACACGCTCCGACAGGGCACCGGACACGCAGATGGGGACGGTCACGACCTGCGACTGGTAGCAGCGCTTGCCGACCGCCAGGGCGTCCTCGACGAAGAACCGCGTGTAGCGGTTCACGGCCAGCTGCTCCTTGGGGTACATGACGCCCAACTCGATGACGTTGCTCATCGACCGGAACCACGTCCCGGCCGGGTAGAGCAGGATGTCCATCTCGGCGGGCCACACGCCCATCGTCAGGTCGCCGGGGGTGCCGGCGTCGCGGGTCTGCCAGTCGCCGACCAGCTGCAGGGCGATGTTGCGGGCCGCGAACCAGCCGAGCACCTCGGCGTCGGTGACGGCCTTGTTGGACACGCCCTCCTGCATCGCCAAATCGGCGCGCATCACCTCGGCCAGCCACGACGGGGCCACGCCCTCGATGATCGTGTCGCGGGCCAGGCCCTTCTGCAGCCGCAGGTTGGTGGCCACCATCGCCAGGCTGTTGAGCAGCGCCGGGACCGCGCCGAACGTGTAGTTCGGGTTGATCGAGATGTGCGTGGACCCGGCGACCAGGTCGATGATCGTCCTCTTCGACAGGGCCCTTAAATGCTCCTGCGCCAGCTGCTCCATGAACCACGTGATCAGTTCGGGCCAGCCCTGGGTCTGCAGGATGCCCGCCTCGACGCAGTACCCGAGCGCGTTGAGCCGGATCTCCTCGAACTCCTCGGGGCACGGGATGTCGACGCAGTTCTTCTGCGCGGTCGGGTCCCCGCCCGAGTCGACGGCCTCCAGCTGCGGCTCGGTGTAGAACCATTCGAAGTCGTTGAAGATGGCGGTGAGGTCGGGTTCTATCGGCCAGCGGATGCCGCCCCGGTTGATAGCGATCTCCGGGAGGGAGATCAGGTCGGTCGCGTTGGGGACGTCGCAGAAGTTGTACAGCTGCTCGGACGGGGCGCACCACCCGCCGGCCGCGACCAGCGACCCGCCGGGCAGGGCCTTCTGGTCGGTGGCCGCGTTGATGGCGGCGTACAGGGCGTGCGCGTCGGCCGCGGTCTCCATGTCCCGCGCCAGCCTCGCCAGGACCTGCGCCGAGTAGATGGCGTTGGGCGAGAACTTGTTGGGCCGGTTGCGGCTGCGGGAGCCGGGCTTGACCGAGTCGATGGCGCGGCCGAGCTCGGCGAACCCAATACGGCCCATGCCGGGCCGGTAGCCGGGGCACGACGGGTCCATCTCCCAGCCGGGCTCGCGGGTGGCGGGCACGTCGTCGCTTCTGCCCAGCCCGTCGTATCGCACCGGGCGCCGCCCGTTGGTGGGTTTCGCGGCGGCGGCCACGGGCACCGGCTTGGTGTCCTCGGGGACCGCGGGCACGTTCGGGGTCGCCTCATCAGGCTCCTCGGCCTCCTCCACCGGCTGCTCGGACTCCTCGGCCTCGCCTTCACCGTCTTCGGCTTCGGGCTCCTCGGTTTCGGGCTCCTCGGCGACCGGTTCGGGCTTGGCCTTGACCTCGGTGACCTTCTTGGCGCGCCGCAGCGCGGCGTCGACCGCCTTGCGGCGTTCCTTCTCCTTGGCCTCGGCCTCGGCTTTGGCGGCCTTCTCCGCGGCCACGGCCTCGGCCTTGGCGGCGCTGACCTGGTCGACGGCGTCCAGCAGGCGGTTGAGTTCGTCGACGTCGTCCTGGGTGAGGACTTCGCCTTCCTCGTCGCGGCGCTGGATTTCCTGGATCTCGGCGCGGGCTTGGTTCAGCAGCTCGTCGAGCTCTGCGACGGTGGTGGGCAGCTGCTCCGGCAGTTGGAAAGCCACGGCGGCGCTCTGACTCTCTATCGAAGGGCCTGTTTACTACGCCGCAGGGTATCTATCGGGTGTGCATCACCTCGTGGGTCGCCGTTTCACCGACCGTATCGTCCCGCCGCCGGCCTCGATCGCCTTGCGCCGCGCCTGCCACGCCTGCAGGAACGGCTTCTCGGGCGGGTCTGCGTGCACCGCCGGGATCTCGGTCCCGTCGGGCAGCACCACGTAGTAGCCGACCGGGGGCGACGGTGGGATGGTGCGGCGGCCGCCGCCGCAGTTGCATGGCGTGTCTACTGCCCTCCCTTTGCAAGGCTCCGGTCACAGCGTAAACGCCGCCGCGTCGAACGCACCACCGCGCGGGGCTAGAACCCGGCCCTGGTCAGCATGTCGCGGACCCGCTCGTTGTGGGTGGGCGGGTGGGTGAACGCTGCGGCCCGCGTCAGGGCCGACTCCCGCTCGATTCGCGCATTCTCCTCGAACAGGACCTCGGCGAACGCGCGTTTGATGTCGTCGCGGGTCAGCGCGGCCGGGCCGCGGGACCCTGTCGGGTCCGGTCCGAGGGACGCCACCAGGGTCAGCTGCTGGCCCCACTCGTCCTCGAACCCGGAGGCCGCGACGAACCCGGGGGTGTTCACGGACAGGGCGGCGATCAGGTCCAGGCCGGCGCCGAAGTCGCGCCAGTCGCCCGACAGCGGCGCGGACAGGCCCTGCTCCACCAGGTCCGCGTCGGCCCACGGGGCGGCGATGCCGGACACCCAGATGCCGTGCTCGTCCTCCCCGGCCCGCACCAGCGCCCAGCAGGAGCCGGTGTTGTCGTAGTGGGCCTGCGCGGGCACACCGCTCAGGCGGCCGTCGGCGTGGCCGGTGGCGATCGTCAACCGTCCCACCGGCAGCCGGGTGCCGTCGTCGAGGCGCACCGCCGGGGAGGTGTGGAAGTGGCTGTAATTGGACGGGGATCGGGGCGCCTCCTGGCAGAGTTTCTGCACGCTGCGGTGGCACGCCCCCCAGCAGGCGATGTGCCCCACTATGCGGCCGTCGTCGAGCATCGTCGGTTGGGCCGGCCCGGGCAGCTGCGGGTCGGAGAAGTGCGACGCCGGGTATATGCGGGGCTCGTAGAACAGGGCGCTTTGCACCGCCGCCGCGACCAGCGCCACGTCCCGCGTCTCGCGCTCCGGGTGCAGCGTCAGCGACGTCGCCCCGAACGCGGGCGTGGACACCAAGGTTGTGCCCATCAACTCACCGGCGGTGAACGTGCGGTACGTCTTGGTGCCCGGCGACAGGTTGCGCCACTCCTCCTCGCCGATCTTGTTGCCGTCCTCGTCGGTCATCTGCCAGTCCGCGCCGCCCAAATCGACCGACGGCCGGGTGACCTTGTGCGCGAGCTGCATCGCCGCCTCGTCGGCGTCCGGGGTGTTCAGCAGGTACCCCGACTCGACGATCTTGTTGCCCTTGACCTGCTCCGACTCGATGACGCCCACCGTGGACGCGTGCTGGTGCCCCCCCATGCCATCACCGGTCTTGGACATCCACATCAGCGGTCGCGGGGCTGCCCGGATCTTCAGGTCCATCTTCTTGTGCAGCATGCGGCGGTCGGTGGTGGGGACGCCGAGGAACGCGGTCGTCGCCGTGAACGTGCGGTACGTCTCGCCGGGCTGCTGCTGGGGATCGATCTGGGTGACGGTGCCCATCTGCTCCACCTCTTCCGTCGCTGCGGTCACCGATTCCGCTTCGGCGTGCACCACGCCGCGCTTGGCGCGTTTGGCCGCCTCCTCGGCGGGCACGCGCCGCAGTTTAGGCTCCTCACCTGCACCCAGGGCGATCAGCCTGCATCGGCAGTTGTGCACGGCAATGCCATTGCCGAAGTAGAATTGTTGGGTGGTCGAGAAGTTGAAGACATCATGGTCGCCAAAGTAAACGTCGACAGCGGTGAGCTTGCTCGGCTTCATGCCGAGGGCATAAGCGTGCTGCAGATGGCGCGCACCATCGGAGTAAGCAGAGACACCATCGTCCGTCTCCTGCGCGACCAGGGACTTCCTGTGCGTTCTGGCAGCGAAGCCAACCGGATCAGGTTCGCCAAACTCGACCGTGAGGGTAGGCGCGCTATCGCCCGGGCCGCCAACGAGGCTCGCCGGTCGACGGCCGCCAGGCCGTCCAGGGGCTACTACGGCCAGGTCGAGACGGCCGTTTACAGCAGAGCCCGCACGCGCGGCGTCACCCTTTCCGCTGCCCAGCCCAACGAGCGCTGCATCGTCGCCGCCGCCGAGAAGGCCGGGGTTGAACTCCTCGGACAAGTCGCCATCGGCCCGTACAACGCTGACTTCGTCGCCTTCGAGCGCGTCGTGGTGGAAGTCCACGCCGCTCGCTACAACCCGCTGCTCTACCCCCGCATCGCGAAACGCACGATAGACCTCATCAGCACGGGCTGGCATGTGATCTACCTGTGGGGCATTGAGGGGGTCGGATGCGATGACGTGATCGCCTGGGCGCAACAGGTGAGCGGTGACGTATCCGGCGTCGGTCAGTACGGGATGATTCGCGGTGATGGTGAGGTCGTGACCGTCAGCCGTGAGCAGATGGACGAACGCGCCGCGGTGGCGCCGCTTCGTAGCGTGAGATACCTGCTGCCCAGGCCAGGAGACTAGCGCCTCGCCGGTCACGCAGTTGATCCATTCGCGTATTGGGGCCCTATGGTCCCCTGGAAATTCCATTTCAGAGCCGCCGACGACGAACATCCCGCCGATCGATGTGACCTGCCCGTCTGCCTCCCAATGGGTGTCGCGGGTGCGTTCGTCGAGTATAGAATTATGTGCAATAAGTCCATTCGCCGTGTACCAATGGCCACGCGTCGAAAGGTCGTACACGTACCCGCTATGGAAAATTCGCCCCACTCTGACCACCCGGTCGCGAACACACGCACCAAGCGGGTCCGGCTCGACGTCGATGAGGTCGTCGCCAGGTATACCGCCGGATGGAGTCCCGTCGAAATCTCCGTGGACCTGGGCGGCAGCCCCGGGACGGTTCGCCGCAGGCTGCGCGACGCGGGAGTTTTGAGGACCCGCGCCGAGGGCACCCGGATGCGTTTCACCCGACCCGAGGCCGTTGCGCAGGCGCGGGCCGCGCAGAAACTCGGTGTCGAGGCCCGGCGGCGCGGCGACATCCGCGCCAACGCTGACGAGATCGTCGCCGCGTATCTCGCCGGGGGATCCCGGCTCGCGCTCGGCCAGCGATACGGTTGTTCCGGTCAGTTGATCGCCGCCGTTGTCGCGGCGGCCGGTGTCGAGTTGCGGGATAAGTCCGCCGCTGGCAAGGTCCGGGTGTCGAAGATTCCCGCCGATGTCAAGGCCGCCTTCTACGGCATGGTTGCCGACAAGAACCGGGGCCGCGCCAAACCGGCCGAGGGTGTGGTTGCGATGGCGCGCACCAAGCATCGCCGCATGAGCCAGACTGTCGGCGTCAGCGAGCAGCAGGTCGCCGAGCATCTCGCCGCCAGCGGGTTCGATGTTGATCGGCAGGTCGCGGTCGGCCGCTACAACGTCGACATACTCGCCAGCGGTGTGGCCGTCGAAATCCACACCTCGCGCCACGGACCGCACCTGGGGCGGGCGACCGTCCATCGCCGCGTCGACCACATCACCGATAACGGTTATCCCGTCCTGTACGTGTGGTGCGACCGGGGCGTTAACGGCCCCGACCTTGAACAGCTCGTCACCCTCGTGAAGGAGCTGGGCGGCCACCCACCCGCGGCCGGTCAGTACACGGTGCTGCGGTGTGAGGGCCACGGCCGACCCCGAAGCTGTGCGAATCGATACAAGGGTGCCTTCGTAGCGGCGACGCGCCAGGTGGGTGACGCCGACAGCCGACACGACCGTGTCGGGGTGCACACACAGCCATTCGAGCCGGTCGGCGCCTGCGGTGTGTTTGGCGACGGCCGTGAGGGCGTGGTTGAGGATCCCGGCGGCGTGGTAGCTCGCGCGTCGCGACAGGTCGCGCAGCAGCGCTGATCCGGGTGTGATGGCTTTGCGGATGGTCGAGCGCAGCGCCGAGGTGGTGGTGCCTATGGGCGCGCGTTTGATGATGGCCTGCAGTTCGGCTCGCACCGCGGCGGGCACTTGCGCTGCGGTGTCCCTGTAGCGGCTTGTGAAGTCGTCGCGCGCCGATTTCGCTGCGGCCAGCAGGTCGGCTGCGCTTAGGGCGGCGGTGAGTGTCCCGGTTCCGATCCCGGCGGCCAGTGCGGCGTCGTCCCATAGTTTCTCCACCACCGGCAGCACGTGCTCGGCCGCGCTGGCGTCCCACTGGTTTTGGGTGGAGCCGACAGCGTCGGGGTTGGGCGGGATTTCGGTGGCTGCGGCGGTCAGCGGGTCGTCGTCGCCGGTGACGATCTGCCCGTCCAGTTCGGGTAGGACAGCGGCCTGCACGTGGGGCGCCCATGCGTGCAGGGCCTGTGTGTAGGCGTCCTCCAGCGCCTCCTCGGCGTTAACGGTCTCCTCGATCGCCTCGGCGTGGTCGGGCCACATGGTTCAGCTTCCTTCCCCGTTGCGCGCGGCGAGTTTGTGGCGCACGCTGCGGCGAACCGCCGCGCGCACGTCCTCGCCGTCGATGTTCAGCAGACCCAGCACTTCGTCTTCGAGGGCTTCGTCCCACCGGTCGCCGGTGCCGCGACGCCGCCGCGACGCGAGGCCGAGTGCCCGTGACACCATCAGGTCCACGATGCCCATGTGCACGTCGTCGCGGACCTGTGCGGCCGGGGCCGCCTCCTCCTCCTCGGTTTGCGGCTCCTGCTGCGCGGGGGCTGCGGGTTTGGGTTTCGCGGACGGCAGCGCGGGCGGGCGCTGCCCGGCGGGCACTGCGGGCTGCTCGGGTGGCGGGGCGGGCGGTGTGGTCACCTTCACCACGTCGGGGCCCAGCAGCGCGACGAGCTGCGGGACCGACAGCAGGGTGGGGTCCTTGCTGACGTGGTCGCGCGCCCACACCTTCCACCCTTCGAGGGTGGACAGGTCGTAGCCGGTGTCGTCGCCGAGCTGCAGGTAGGAGCGCAACGCGTCGGCGGTGATCGCCCCCCGGTCGAACGCCGCTGTGGCGTTGTTGGTTTTGTCGGGGTCTGCGGTCAGCCCGGTGGCGTCGTACCACAGCATGTAGCGGGTGGGGTCGATGCCCATCCTCTGAAACACAGGGCCGACGATGCGCTCGTTGAACGCCGCGCACAGCAACTCCATCACGGGGCAAATGTGCAGCTGCACGTCCTCGTCAGCTAACTGCCAGGCCGAATTTCCGCTGACGCAGACCTTTCCATCTCGCCGCGCGAACCACGTCCCGTTCTCGGTGGTTGGACACCAGACGACCCCGGAGTAACGTTGCCAGGACTTTTCGGCCACATAGGGAGCAAACCATTTACGAGCCGTTCCAGCTCGTAGCCAGTGGAGCGGAGTCGTGCCGAAACCGGTCTGCTGATTACGTTGCCCGCGGGTGCAGCGATAGCCAGCGAGGATCGCTGCCATCTCGATGGCGTCCAGTCGTGACGGCTCCACCTGGAAGAAGGTCCGAGCACCATGCGATAAAGCGACACCGTCGCCAAGCTCAATCAACGCATCAAGGAACAGGTGCAGCTGCGCTTCCGTTAACGTGAGAATGAACTCGGGTTTGAGCGCCTTATGCTCGCTGGTGATGTCAAACAGCGCTTGTGACTCATCGGCGTGCAGCACGAAAGCCAGCCCGGCGCGTGTTCTGGTCGGGTGATGGCGCTCTGAGACGTCACGCCCGAACACTTCACGGCACACCGCTCGCAAAGCAATGATTTCATCGGCATCGAACTTGACGATACGAACGAATTCTGTTCCAGACTCATAGCGCAACCGCGAGCCGTCCGACATGTAAGCAGCTGCGAGCCGAACGAAACTATCCGAGTACTTCGGCCCAGAAGGTAACGACACACATCTTGCAGCGGCGGGTATGCGGTCCGCCTTGGCGAAACCCTGACCGCTGGTCGTCCATCGCCATTTCCCGTTGCTAACGTGAGTCACCAGCCAGCGATGCCCTGCCGTGGACAACGATGAATGAGACGCCGCCTCCATTGACAGCATCGGCTCATCAATCACGTCAGCACGGTAGATGTCCAGCACTGGCTGCCACTCGCTCAACCCGCTTTGCTGTAGCGTCAGCGCCATGTCGCCGATTCGCAGCTGATCCTGCCGTAACCAGCCGCGTTGTGTCAGAATTTCAGTCTGGTCGTCTTTGCACCAATGGTTTGAGCTTCGCCCCAAACCGAGGAGCCTTTCTGGGCTCACGTCCAATCCCATCGCGAGCCTGGCGATTGCGTCGTTGCGGGTCTTGATCGCGACGTCGGTGATGTTGTTCTCGAACTGCAGGTGCTGCACGTTTTTGATCTGGTCGCCGGGCACGGTGGCGAACATCGGTATCAGGGCAGCCATCGAGTCTTCGTCGTCGTAGGCCGTCTGCGCCACCTGCCACAGCAGCTCCTGCAGCTGCTGCACCGCCGACGTGCCGTCCATCGTCGGGGTGGGCGGCCCGAGCTGGTTGGCGGCCAGGGGGGTGTTCATCGGCGGCAGGGACATCTCCTGCGGCACGAACACGATGCCGTTGCCGATGAGGCGGGACTTGGAGGCGTTGGCTATGGTTTTCGTGGTGCGGTGTATCTCGTGCAGCGACCCGAGGCAGGCCCGGACCGGCGAGTCGGGCTGCGACGCCCGCCGGGCTCGGGGGATCCAGACGCGGATCAGCGAGTCGCGGGGCATGGACAGGGTGTGGCGCGACCCGTCGGGCAGCTCGATCTCCGCCCCGGCGCCGTTTCTGAAGATCTCGTCCTTCGACAGGGCGAGCCAGCGTTGCGCGGGCTCGTCGCCGGGTTGGATGATGCCCACCCACACTTCTCCGGGCACGGTGAGGCATTCGACGACGCGTTTGATGAGCTGGGTTTGGCCGAGGTGCCCACCGGCGATGCCGTTGACGACTTGGGCGGCGGCGAGGTTGTCGCAGGTGCCGGTGGGGCGGCCGGTGTCGGGGTCGATCTCGGAGGCGATGAGGCGCACCCGTGAGCACGATGAGGAGCGCCAGCCGACGTAGTAGCGGAGCTCGCCGACGGCGTCGTACATGTCCCAGGCCTCGGTTTGCCAGTCGTCGTCGGCGACGACCCCGGAGACGGTGGTCCTGAATATGCGTTGCGGGGTTTCGATGGGTTGGCTGGCGGCCACCAGGGACAGGTGGCGGTGGGCGCGTTTGGGACGGCGCACGACACGCAGGGCGGGGACCGTCACGCGTCAACGATAGGCACCCGGCGTGCGACCTAGGCCCTTCGGCGCCTCAGTGCCCGCCTGGCCGCCGCGTTGGCGCCGCGCACGCCGTAACGCCGGGACGTGGGGGAACCATAGTTCGGGGTCGCAGCCTCGGCAGTTGGCGTGGATCATCCAGTCGCGGCTGATGCGGTGGTTGGTGGTGAGCCAGCGGCGGTCGGTGGCAGCGGCGATGGTCGCGGGGGTGTACACACGCGGGGTCATGCGGTCACCTGGGTGGCGTGTAGGAGCCATTGCAGGGCTGCGGTGGTCTGTTGAACCACGACGCCGTTGCCGATGACGCGCAGGGCATCGCTGCGGCTGATACCGGGGACGGCGGTGACCCAGCCTTCGGGCCAGCCCATCATCCACTCACTGAACGCGGCGGATAGGCGGGGGTTGCCTTTGGTGTTGGGTTCGGTGGGTGGTGGGGCGGGGCGGGTGTGCTGTTCCCAGCGGCGGATCGCGGGCTCATACTTACCCCAACTGGTCACCATGTCGCGGGCCTGGCCAGGTAGCAGTAGTTCGTTTTTGCGGTCACCGGATCGGTTCAGGTGACCACCATTACCGTCAGCGGTGCTCGGAGTGGCGAGTAGTGGCACGGTGGTGCGTAGGTCCATGCCGCCGTCACCGTGGACGCCAGCACCGAAACAGTCGCTGCTACGCGGCGTGGGTAGCAGTGGGCGTTGCACTTCGATCTCTAGTGATGGGCCGTGGCCGTTGCCGTTGCTGTGCTGGTTTTTCATGCGGGTGGTCCAGTCGTCCCACCACTCAATGGTCTTGTTGTCGCCAATGTCGTTTACGGCGGGTGTCGGCAGTAGGTCTGTGATGGCTGACATATTCGGGTTGCGGCGGTTCATGTCAGCGGGGCTGTGGCCTTTGAAGTCGCGGGCAAGGGGTGTCGGCAGCAGGTTTACAGGTCCAGCACCGCTGAGGGCAGCATCAGGTCCCCCGATGAGCCGTGCTGGTTCGGGCCGCCCTTCGTGCCGTCCGTCGCACGAGGAGTCGGAAGCAGGACTTCGCCCTGTGTGCGGTTGCTGTTGTCGCGTTCGCCGCCCAAGGCGTAACTCGTCTCCGTCGTTGATCCATCTCTCGTGCTGCGCGGCGTCGGCAGCCAAGATGAACACTCGTTCGCGCTGGTGGGGGGCACTGACATCGGAAGCTCGTAGGCATACCCATTGCGTGTCATACCCGAGCGCGGCCAGGTCACCGACTGTTCGGGCAAACTCCCCGAGAACAAAGATTCCTGGAACGTTTTCCAGCACCGCCCATCGTGGTCGTAGTAGGCGAACGGCGCGCGTGATGGCCGGCCAGATGGCTCGGTGGTCGGCTGCGCCTCTGCGTTGACCGGCTGCGGACCAGGGTTGGCAGGGCCATCCCGCGCAGAGGATGTCGATGGGTTCAACGGTGCTCCAATCGGCTGTGGTGATGTCGCCGTGGTTGGGGGTGTCAGGCCAGCGGTGGGTGAGGACTTTGGCGGCGGCGGGGTCGGTTTCGGCGTGCCAGGCGGTTGTGGCGTTGAAAACGGTTTCAACGGCGAGGTCAAGGCCACCGGCGCCGGAGCACAGGGAACCGATTCTCATAGCATGCGGTTGTCGTGGGCGTAGTGCGCTGCTCGGGCTCGGGCGTCGTCGCGTTCGGTGGTGAGTTCAGCGACGCGCAGGTGTAGTTCAGCGTTCTCGTCGCGCAAGCGATCCGCCTCAATGGCGGCCTTGACAGCCTCAGACTCAAGTTCGTAGACCGCGGTGTCGATCTGCACTAGCAGCTCATCGAGGTTCACAGTGGTTCTCCGGGGGTGGTGGTGGTTTTGATGCGCCGCATCAGCGCGGCGAAGTCGGTGTACTCGCCGGTCAGATGTTCGGCGTGGCTGTCGCAGACTGCGAAGCCGTTGACGATGGTGGTGGCTGGGTTGCGGGTGCGGTTGTCGATGTTCAAGCAGACTGCACATGCGATGGGGTTCGCACCCAATGGCGGCTTCGGAATGCTCATCAGAACGGCACCGCCTTTTCAGCGTTCGCGGTGGGGTTGGTGAGGCGTTCTCCGCATGTGGTGCTCGGCCCGAGGCCCGCCGCGTCCCCGGCAGGGGCCCGCCGGTGAGCAGATAGGCCGGTGTTGACGAGGGCGGCTTGTAGCCCGCCGACGCGTGGGCCCCGCCGGCATGCGCCGTGGTCCCAGCGCGGCGTTTTCTAGCCACGGCGCCTCCGCGCCCGGCCTGACCGGGCCGCCCGGGTGTATCCGCCGCCGCTGGCGCGGCCCGCCTTACCGACCGGGAACGGATGCGGGAACGCCATCTCGCGGAACCGCACGGACATCTCATTCGCCGACGCGCGGGCACCGCCGGCGTGTGCGCTCACCCCGGTCCGTCGGCGCCTAGCCACGACGGCCCCGACGCCGGGCTGGGCGGTGCGTCACCCTGGATCGGCCGACCGTGATCTGGTAGGTGACGGCGCCGCGGCGTCCCGAGTAGGTGCGCGTGGACGTTCTGCGGCGAGTCGCGCGTTTCTTAGCCGCCACGACGACGCCCCGCCTTCTTCCGGTGTTTCTTCTTCCTCACGGGCACTGCTTCGGCTGCCGCGTCCATGCCTGCGTCGGCCATGCCGCCGGGGCATACAGCGGATGGGCCGCGTTTGCTCTTAGCCACTACGGCCGCGCCTGCGCCCGCCACCCCGCCCACCCGGGGGCAGCGACGTGGATGGTCCGCTCACCTGCGCGGTCGCCCCGCCGGCCACCTGGGCATGGGTGCCACCCGACCCGTACTGTCCTGCCGTGGCGTTCGACCCGCCCCGACCCCGGCCGCCACCGCGGCTGCCACGTCGACGTGCCATAACTAACTCCTTCGTTGGCAGTTTGAACTTCCGTTGATCAGGGTCTCTTGCGGGGCATGCGGGGCATCGACGCGGTGCTCGCCGCCGACTTACCGGCCGATGCCGCCGAGCGGGTCACACCCGCCTGCGCCGCCGTCGCCGGCTGCGACATCATCCCCCGCGGGATCTTCTTCATCATGGCCATTACTTGTGTCCCATCTTCCTGCGGACTTCCTTCGACACCGGCGCCGGTTGGGGCATCGGATGCGGCTTGCCCCGGTTTTCACGCAATCGGCGGTCCGCCGGGGTTTGGCGAGAGGGACGGCCTCCCATTTACATCCACCTCCACTCGCGCGGCCACAGGACGGCCGCCGCTGCCCCGATTATCGCACCGGCTATGACAGCAGAGGCGATCATCAGCACGTCGATGGTCATCCGCATCGCGAGCGCCCCTCCATGCTTGCCCTCGCCGCTAGAATTGGCCTATGCCGACCATGATTACCTATACCTGCGAGCACTGCGGAACCGCCTTCCAACGGCGGAAAGGCAGTGGCACCGGACGCTTCTGCTCCCTGTCCTGCACCGCCAAAGGCACCCAAGCCGGATGGAACCGCACCAACACCACGAAAACCTGTGAACACTGCGGCTCGGTCTTCACGATCTCGCCCAAACGGATCGACACCGCCCGCGCCTGCTCGCGCTCCTGTCTTGGCGCTTTGCAATCCGCCGAGCGGAAGGGGACATTCCAGCTGGGCGTCGACAACCCGATGTACGTCGACGGCCGATCTCCCATTCACTATCGCCGCCACCTCAAAGACTCCTGCGAGCGATGCGGCAGCACGAGGTTCCTGTTGATTCACCACCAAGACGGGAACCGCCGGAACAGTGACCCGGCGAACCTCGAAACGTTATGTAAACGCTGTCACCAGATTGAGCACGAAGCGTGGCGGAATCTTCCGCCAAAAGGCACACCTTCACCTCGCCGAACGCCTGATCAGACCTGCAGGCGGTGCGGAGCGACTTATCATCGACCCGTCTGCGAAATCGGGAAAGGTTTCTGCTCCCGAAAGTGCGCTGCACTCTCACGCAGAGGACGCTAACGCCTCCGCCGCCGCCTACCGGCGGCAGAAAGAGCCTGGTAGCGAGCTTTTCCGAATTTCCGTCTTCCAATCCACGCAGCCAATTGAGGGCTTAGACCTTGTTTGGTGAGGTTTCGGAATCGGGCGCCGGTGCCGAGTTTGGGTGTGCGCCCCCTGCGCCGTGCGACGCCTCTGCGTGCGCTGCGGCGACCTGCTCGCCTCCCCATGCGTCCCGCCGCCCCGCCGGTGTGGGCGTGTGCCCCACCGGCGTGGGCGTGGACGCCATGCCTGCGTCGTGCCATGGCAGTTTCCCTGGTTCGGGGGTTAGACGAGCCGACGCGCCCGGCGCCGTCCGCGCCGCCGCACACCGCGCCCTACCGCGCGGGCTGCGTGGTGGTGCGTGCTGTGGTGCACAGCGATCGCGATGTGGGTGTGTCCTGCGTGGTGCCGGTGTCCGGTGGTGCCCACGCGGCGGCGCCTGCCGCCCATTCGCCTACGTGCCATGATCAGCCTCCCTTTCTAGGGGCTCCAGCCTCGACTTTCTGGTTGTTGGGGCTGGCGGCAGCCTAGCGCGGCGGCGTGCAAGCCCTAGGCGGCGTCGAGGGCGTCGATGTCGGCGCGCAGCACAGACACGTCGATGTAGAGGGGTGCGACGGTGTCCTCGTGCAGGATGACGGCCCAGCGTTCCTCGACGCACAGATCCGACCAGTCCAGCGTCGCGGGCTGGTCCTCCGCCCATGTGACGTAGTCGTTGAATCGGTGCCCGTCGGCTTTGACCTGCAGGACGCAGTGCCCCAGGGCGGGATCGGGCTGCTGCCCGTCGGCCACGGTCCACGGCTGCCCGGCCGCGAACAGGTCCTGCGCGTCGGGTGTCAGGTTCACGCCGACGTAGAGTCCGTGGAAGGCCTGAAGGGCGGCGTCGGACGTGTCGGGGTGCACGGGGGCGAACGCCGCAATTTTGCCTGTCTGGTACCAGTTCAGCAGCAGCTGCGCGAGGACGGCGCCCTGGTCAATGCCGTCGTCGTATTGGAGGTATTCGGCGACGAGCTGGTTGGGGGTTTCGGTGGGCGGGTGTTCGTGGCCCCATGCGGCGACGGCCATCTGGTAGTGGATCCGCGCCGCGAAGGAGCAGTCCCCGACGCCGTCTGGGCGCAGCGTGCAGTCGGGGTCGGGGCCGTTGCCGTACATGCCCCAGTCGGTGATGCCGCCGGACACGTCTATCGGGTAGGCCGGTGCCGGTAGGGCACCGTATTCGTGGACCCATTTGATCGCGAACCTCTGCTCCGGCGGCAGTGCCGGGCGTCGCCCCAGTTTGCCAGCCACCCGTGTGGTCACGGCTTCTCCTCCTCTATCTGCATGTCTTCGGTGTCCAGCGCCGAGGCTACGCCGACGAGGTGGCTGGCCGACAGCGCGACCGGCACGACAGCCCACCACGGCCATCCGATGAGCGCAACAGGCAGGTAGGCCGCGGCGAGGCAGATCCAGAACCCGACGCACCACGGGCAGCCGACGAAGTAGACCGCCTTATTCCAGCGGGCGGTGGCGCGTTCGAGCCGTTCGGCGTGGTGGTGGCGGCCGTGGCTCAGTGCCTCGTCGCGCCCGGTTTTGGCGGCGGCGGCACGGTGCGCCATCCACACCCGGGCGGGGTCGAGAATGACGTCGCTGTTTATCAGCCGTGTCACGCGTGAGCATGATAGGACGTAGACGGCCAGGATGAGCAGGGTCTGTCCCACGGGGGGCACGATAACACCTCCACGATTATCATTGGGTTGTGACCGAGGTCAGGTTCATGGGCCCGCCGATTCGGTTCACCGTGCCCGGGAAGGCGCAGCCGCAGGGGAGTAAGCGGTCGTTCGTCGTCACCGACCGTTTCAGGCAGCCGGTGCGTGACCGCAACGGCCGTGTCGTGGTCAACCTGGTGGAGGACAACCCGCAGGTGGGGCCGTGGCGGCAGCGGGTCGCCCTGGCCGCCCGGGTGGCGATGCGGGGGCGGCCGCTGCTGACCGGCGCGGTGAGCGTGCACCTGGACGTCGTGTTGCCGCGGCCCAAGTCGACGCCGCGGCGCACCCCGCAGGCGGTGAAGCGTCCCGACGCCGACAAGCTCGCACGCGCAATTTTTGACGCGATCACCGGCCCGGTTATCGCCGACGACTCGCAGGTGGTGCATTGGGGCGGCACGAAACGTCTCGCCGAGGCTGGCGAGGAGTTCGCGGTCCACGTGACGGTCCGGCCGGTCCTGGTGGCTGCGAGCGCCGCCGACATCGACGCGGATGTCTCCGGGCCGCTGTCGCTGTTCGCTACCTCCTAGAGCACACCGGCCAGGCGCCCGGGCCTTGGGTGGCCATGATCCGGTCGGCGACGATGGTCTGCTGCGCGGGTGTGGCCAGGTCGGCGCGGGCGGCGAACTGCAGGCCGCCGGCCCCCACCCATGTGCTCTGCTGGATCTGGTACATGCCGTAGAAGCCGTTGCCGGTGTTGGTGGCCGGGTTGCCGCCCGATTCGCATTGGGCGATCGAGCCCCAGTCGCGTGGCAGCGGCTGCGCCTGGGCGGGGGTTGCGGATACACTGATCGCGGCGAGCAGGGCAGCACCGATTACATATGATTTGGCAGTCATGGCGGGTTACCCTACTCGCCACCCCATGCGGTGTAGGGGTTCTCGACACCCGAATTCAGCGTATTCTCATCGTTATCTTAACGCGATGGCGCTGTTACCTGGGGTGATGGGTCTCGTCTCTTAGGACCTCCCAGGTCTCGACCGCGAAAACGGTCAGCAGGATAGCGGCCACGACCAGCAGCACGGTCAGGGGGATGTCCATCGGCGCCTCCCACCCTTCGGATGCATTATTATGCGCTGGGACCACGCAGAGGAGCCCGCGATGCAGTCAGTGCCGGGTCTGACGACCGTGCAGGTCATTTTCGGGTCGCTTGCCCTTGGGTGGCTCACGCAGATCGTGCCCGACATGACGGGCCTGCCCCCGGCGTTTCAGCAGGAGGCCGAGACGGTGCTCAAGGACTTGGCGCTCGTTTTCGCCGGGCACCCGCCTGGCTCGTTCTAGCCGGCCGCAGGTACTCCATCGACAGCGGGGCGGGTTGGGCGTACTCGGCGACGAGCTGGCGCATGAACCCCGGCTCGCCCGTGGCCGCCGCGTAGCGCTGCGCCAGCCGCGAGTTGGCCAGGCCCGCCGCCTGGCCCTGCCATGTCCGCGTTTTCCAGTCCTTGCCGGGCCGCAGGTGCCACAGGTGGCAGATGTCCGCGTCGACGACCTCGTGCAGGCCGTACAGGGTGTCGAGCGAGCGCAGGAAGCTGATGTCCTCCCCGCCCCATCCGGCCATGCGGGGGTCCATGCCCCCGGCGGTGAAGAAGGCCTCGGTGGGCATGATCATGCACATGGCGCCGTAGAGGTAGCCGTGGGCGACGGTGTTGCGGCTGTCGGGTTCCAGCCACGCGCCGTTGGGCGGTGAGGGCATCGCGTACGGCCGGGTCGGGTCGGTTTCGAGCAGTGTCTCGGTGTAGTCGCGGGACAGGCGGTACAGGCGGCGATAGGGGACGTGCCACAGCCTGCGCCCGGCGGTGGTGGCGGCGATGATGTCGGCGGCGCAGCGTCGGATGACTTTTGCGTCGGGGTAGGCGTCGGCGTCCAGGATGCACAGCACTTTGCCGCGGGCGCGGCCGGCGGCCTCGTTGACGGCGCGGCACTTGCTGTAGGGCAGAGTGGGGCAGTGGCCGATGAGGATTTCGGCGTCGGGTAGCTGCGCGTGCCAGTGGCGGGCTAGCCACGCCCAGACGCGGGCGCGGTGCTCGCTGTCGGTGTGGTCGTGGTGGAACGGGACGAGCAGGCTCAGCAGGGGACGTCGCCCGCGGGTTCGGGGCGGCACGTCGGGCGGGGGGGTGATGTCGATGCGGGGGACGGGGGTGTTCGTCGCCTCGGCCAGGGCGTCGCGCAGCCGGTTCTTGACGGCCTCGACGACGGTGTAGGGGGCGCGCCAGAACTCTCCCCAGTGCGGGTGGGTGTCGTAGATCGAGGCGTAGTCGCGGTACTTGAAGTCGCCGCCCTCGTAGGGTTTGCCGGCGTCGGGGAACAGCTCGGCCCGCCGCGGGATGCCGAAGCTGTCGGCGACGATCAGGCCGTGCAGGCTGGAGGACACGACGCGTTTGCAGGCGCCGATGTCGCGGATCACGTCGCCGGGCGCCCGGCGCGGGTCGATCAGCAGCCCGTAGGGGAACCGGGACGCGAGGCTGTCGTCGGACCAGTGGGGCACCACGCCGAGGTCGTGTTTGGCGACGATCTGCGGCGCCCAGCGCGACACGAGCAGGCCGGGGTCGCCCAGGACGGGCTGTTTGGGTAGGCCGCGGGTGCGGGCGGCGGTCAGTTTGCCGCGCAGCGCCACCACCCGCGCCAGCGACAGGTCCGCCGTGGACGTTTCGCGCAGCAGGCCGGCGCCGCAGACGGTGCCGACCCAGCCGGGGTGCAGGTGTTCGAGCACCGACCCGCAGATGACCAGGTTCGCGTCGCGGGGCTCGGCGGCGTCGTAGGCGACGTTCAGGCGGGCCATGATCCATGCGGAGAGTTCGTCGCCGAAGTTGCGGACACGCCGCCAGTGGTAGAGCTTCGGGGCGGCCACGTGCTGTCCTCGTGACGGTGTGGATTCGCCCGCAAATCTAACGGGGGACGGTGCAGCCGTTAACGCCCTTTACCGGCGTCCAAGTCGGCGGGCCAGATGCGTCTGCACCGCGGCGGGCGTCTTGAATCTCGACACGGGGTCGGGGCGGGTGTTGATCGGGGTGGCTATCGTCATCCGGGCCCCTCCGGACAGTTTGTCGAGCCGGTCGTGGGCGATGACCGCGGCGGCGACCCTGTCTGGGCAGTGCTGCCCGGCGAACCAGTCGGCGGCCTGGTCCTCGAACACGGCCAGCTTGTGTTCGACGGTGCGGGCGCGCCGTGTCTCGAACGCCTGACGCAGGACGGCGCTGCGCCCGACCGCGTCGACGCGGGCCGGGCCGCGCCACTTGTGGATCGTGAACGGCGGCAACTCGCCCAGCGCCTTGCGCTCGATGTCGGTGAGGTCGGCGCCGCTGCGGTGCTTGGCGGCGGCGTCGGCGTGGATGGCACGGTAGGCGTGTTCGAGGACCTGCTTGTAGGTGGTGGCGATGCTGTAGGCCTCGAACGAGATCTCGCGGGCCCCGACCGTTAACGCCAGGGTGACGGCGCGCCGCCCCCACTGGTCGCTGGTGAACTTCCCCGACCAGTCCTCGGTGAGGATTATGCGCCCGTCCTGGTCGAGGGCGGCGGCGATGATGCCGGTCTCGTCGTCGCGGCCCGTGTCTGCGGGGTCGACCCCGACGATGACGGCCACCGGGTCGGCGGGGGCTATGACCGCGCGGGGCTCGAACCACGCCCGCAGGAACAGGCCGCCGGCCGGGTTTCTGGGGACCCCCTGGAACATGCTGTACCACGTCCTCTCCCCGACCTCGCGGCGGATGGCCTCGAAGGATTCTTTGGTGAAGCCGCGCGCGGATTCCATCGCCTCCCCAGGCTGGCGGCCGAGCGCGTCGGGGATGCCACGTTCGGCGATGGCGGGGATGTTGATGTGTTTCCACGTCTTGAACCGGTCGTCCTGCAGGGCCTCCCCGGAGATGATCTGCCCGGCCAGGTCCTCGGGGTGCCAGCGGGTGCTGATGTGGATTATGGATGCGTCGGGTGATAGTCGGGTCAGCGCCACCGTGGAGAACCATTCGGAGATCTTGCGGCGGTGGTTGGCGGAGTCAGCCTCCATCTGGTTCTTGACCACGTCGTCGATGATCAACAGGTCGGCGGGCTTGCCTGTGAGGCTGGCGCCCCACCCGACGGCGACCATGCCGCCGCGGGCGCCCGCGATCTTCCAGGCGTTCACCCGGTTGGATCCCGAGGCCAGGCGGTAGCCGAGCTTGTCGGCGGCGGCGACGCCCGTGACGGGGTCGATGACGCCGGTGCCGTGCTGCTCGATCAGTTCGCGGCAGCGCCGGGACGACTCCTCGGCCAGCGACGCCGCGTAGCAGGTGAGGATGATGCGGCAGTTGGCGTTGAGCATGAGGGCCCGCAGCGGCGCGTAGACGGCGCACAGCTGAGTCTTGCCCGACTGGGGGTGCATGTTGATGAGCAGGTTGTGGCGGGGGCGGCGCAGCACCGTCTCGATGTGCGTGGCGATGAGTTGCAGCGCCGGTGTGACGACGTAGCGGGGGTCGATGACCTGGGCGAGGTTCGCGGCGTCGCGGTACGTCCCCGCCAGGATCTTGCGTTTCGCGCCCGCGGACAGGTATTCGAGCATCGCGTTGCGCGACTCGGGCGGCCACGCTGCTGTCAGGTTGGTGACGGCGTGCTGCTTCTCAGTGGTGCTCATCGGCGAGTAGTCCAGCCAGGATTGGTTGCAGGTCGTCGGGGTGTCCGCGCAGGACCGTGATCCGCTCGCGGCCGTCGAGCTTGTCGGCGAGGTTGCGGCTGGCGCTGATTCGGCCCCGCACCCAGGCCTCGTTTTGGAACCGGTTGTTGGCTTGGGAGCGCGCGACGCGCCACCCTTCGGCTTGGGGGTGGTCGAGCAGCGCCAACGTCACATCGTAGGTGGCGGTGGCGGCGAGCAGGAATCGTTGACACGCCAGGCGGGCGCCCTCAGCCAGGATCAGCGGGTAGGGCTTCGACTCCACCCATGGGACGGCGGTGTTGATGATTGTGGAGGCTAGGGCGTCGGTGCCGCCGAAGCTGGCGCGGCGGCGCCCTATCTCCGCGCCCACCGCCGCGCCGGTGCCCCGGTCGACGAGCACATCATGCGGAGGTTTGTCGCGGTAGCACGGCATCCGATCGTATCGGCTGGTCAGGGCCGCCATCAGGGTGGATTTGCCTGAGCCGGGCCCACCGGCGAGGTATATCAGACGCATTGGCGGGCCTGCGCGATGTGGCGGCGCACGTCGACGTCGCAGAGCACGTCCACGACGAGGTGGATGCGGTCGACGGGCCCGCGGTTGGTGACGGCGTGGGGTTTGCGGGCGTCGAGGTAGTACCAGCGGCCCGCCTGTAGGTGGTGGTCGCGGCGGAGCCCGTCGAGGTCCCAGGTGTGCAGCAGGCAGTCCGGGTGGGTGAGAAGCGGGATGTGGAACCGGACAATCTGGCCGTCGCGGGTGCCGCTGTCGCGGTCGGTGATGTCGCTGTGACGCGCGAGCCGCGATCCCGCTTTCATCTTCAGCAGCCGAACCCGCTCGGTGCGCCGCCACCACGGCACCGACTCCACGAACGCCGTCAACGACGGGGTTCGGCGGGCCAGGGTTGTCCATTGGGCGGTGCGAGTCAAATCGCTGCGGTGCTCGGCTTTCCACGGTTTGGGCATCTCGGAGGGTTTGACACCGCGGCTGGGGTCGTCAGGCCAGAACCCTTTGAGGCATACCGCGCTCCAGCCGCCGTCGCTGTAGTAGGGGTAGTCGTCGTCCCATCCGGTGGCGGCGGCGGCTTCGGTGACGAACCCAAAGACGGTCGCTGGGTCGGTGTGGCCGACTTCGGTGACGGTGGCACGGTCCCAGGCTGCGTAGTGGGCTTGGTCGGTGGGCGGCCCCCAGCAGTGGATGATTTCGGCGGCTGCGGTGATCCGAGTGCCCACGATGCGCCTGCCGAGGGTGGCGCATAGGGCGTTCAGCTGGCGGTCCTCGGCGTAGGTCATGATGTAGGCGTAGCGGTTCAGCTGCGGCAGCAGGTTGGGTGTGTGCGCGACTAGGGTGGCGATTCGCTGGCTGGCGGGGATCGCGAATTTCCTGCCGGTGAAGTCGGTGCGCACCGAGTCGCGACTTAAGACGCGGCTGATGACCACAGCGCGTTCGTCGCCGATTTGCTCGTCTGTTATCCACTCGGGGTGGGCGGCGAGTTCTTTGCCGGTCGGGTGGGCGAACGCCCCAGCGTTGAACTGTTTGCAGTAGGCGCCCAGGAACCGGGCTGTCGCGGCGGGGTCTTCTACGGCCATTGAATAATCTTCCCCGAGTCGCGATAAACATTCATCTTCGCGGGGTCGATGCCGGGCCGGATGGAGCGCCACGGCTCAGGCACGAAAGAGTCCCACGCCGCGCCGAGTAGGGCCCTGTCGGCGGCGTCGGGTAGCGTGTTGATCTCCTCCCGCAGGGCGGCGAGGTGCCGGCCCGGGTAGTAACGCCCGTCACGGGCCACGTTGTAGTCGCAGATCACGGTTTCGAAGTCGACCCACGCCAGCGGCACCCCCTCCTGCCGCAGCCATTCGCGGCACACGTTGGCCGCCTCGTGCAGCTGCGCGGGGCTCGGCTGATCGAGGTGAAAGATCCGCTCCAAACAACGCCGGGGCCCTGACGACTCCCATAGTTGGCCGTCAGCGGCGTCGGCTGGTAGGCCGAGGACTTTGCCGGCGAATTCGGCCCACTCGAAAGCTGATTGGCGGCCCACCCCCCACACGGTGCGCATCCGCGTGGTGAGGCGCGTGAAGTTGCGGCCCGGGTCGGCTCCCAGCCCGACGGTCATCCACTGCTCCTCGGTGCGGCCGGTGAGGATTGCCGCGTAGGAGGCGAAGCGTTGCAGGACCCGGCCGCCGCGCAGGTTGCGGCGCTCCTGCGTGCAGTTGAATCGCGCCGCCTCGTGGCGGTCGGGCGCCGCGCCCCACCGGGCGGGGGTGGGCCAGCGTCGCATACACGACCACGCCGAATGCAGGTCGTCGAACGTGTTGTACAAGGTCATCAGCCAGGTGCGCTGCTCGCGAGGCAGCTCGACGGCGGCGATGATGTCAGCCCACGGCTCCACGTCGCGGCTTTCGGCTTCGACGCGGGCGAACTCCGTCAAATCAGCCAGCCGCCGCTGGTCAATCAGCACGAGACCCCTCATCGTCGTCTTTCGGCTTGGCTGCCCGGGCCTTCGGCGGCGGCGACTCGGAATTGAACCGCCAATTAACGGAGGAGACACGTCTATCCAACTTGCGAGGGTCTATGCGGCCGCCTATTGATTGAGGGATGCCAGTTTCGCCGGCGGCCAGCCGTTTAGCCATCTCGACCTCGCGTTCGGTACGTCGTTGGCGGGCCAACACTGTCTCTTCGGCGGCTTCGCGGCAGTTCTTCATGCCCCGCAGGGCGTAATACACGACGCTGATCCGATACCCTTCGCCCTTCTTCACGCGCACGATCGGGGTGACGCCGTGAACGTGCCTGAAACCTTCAAAGAACACGACGGTCGCGTCAGAGCACGGCAGCACCACACCATATTCGGGGACGTGCAGGTGACCGCCGCGGACGCCCCTGCGGATGACGGACATCGCCGACCAGGTGGGGAAGTTGTAACCGTCCCGATGATAGGGCAGGGCGGCGGTGTTGTTGATCACCCCCGACGTCCACAGCTTCTCCTTCCCCAGCCGCCACTGCGGCAGCACGTCACCCAAGGTGACGCGGTTAGCCTCGACCACCTCGGGCGCGAAACTGTTGAAGGTCCGGCCCAGCTGGTCTGCGTAGTTCTCCAGGACTTGTTCAACGTCGGGCTGCTCAATGCAGATCGACGTGTGGCTGCAGCCTTCGCGGCGCAACACCGGCCGACGCGGCGCGTATCCGAATGTGCGCGACTGCGACCGGTAGTTGCGGTTGCGTTGCACACCCGACGAGCAGTCCACCGTCAGCATCGCCCGCCGCAGCGGCCCCGGATCCTCCAGCGGCAGATACGCCAGGATCAGCTCGCCGGTGTCGGCGTCGTGCACAAACGCAGGCGCGTCCACGTTCGGTGTCATAACAGCCGGTTTCAGCCCGACAAGCTCGGTGGCTTGCTCGCGGGTCAGCAGGCGCGCCGCGTCAACCCTCAACAGCCACCCCCGCGGGCTCGAACCCCTCCGCCTCCGGCGGGGCCACGCCGGTGTAATCCGCGAGGAGCGCCAACACAGCTTCCGTGTTGGTGTCTATCCCGCGGTCCGCCCGGAACTTCCCAAACTGCTCCTGCGCCCAAACGAACTGCGGGATCGGATACACCAACACCACCAGCCGGCTCGCCGCGTCAGCGTAGCCTTCCTTGTTTTCGGTGATGTCGTTGCTGTCGATCAGCCCATCTTCGCCGAGGCGCGGTGGGCGTTGATCGACGATCGGCGTGTCCTGCTCCTCTAGAGACGCCCGCAAATCTGATACGTCCTCGACGGTGTAGCCGATGCTCGACAGGTCCGTGTCGTCGACGCCGTTGAGCAGCGCGACCAGCTCGGCGGTGTCGTAGCCGCCGAGTTCGGCGGTGCGGTTGTCGGCGAGGTTGATGGTGCGGCAGGTGTCGTCGTCCCAGTCGCCCCAATGGACCTTCACTGACTGCCACCGCGGGTCGGCCGGGTCGTCGGCGGCCAGCTGGCGGATCGCGCGCAGCGTGTGGTTCCCGGCCAGGATCTCGTTGGGCCGTCCGGTGTAAGTGCCGATGTTGCCGGTGAGCGGCTTGTACTGGGCATGTTTCAGCAGGGACCGCATGATCGCGTTGACGTCGCCGCGGCGGGCGTTTCGGTGGTAGTAGTTCAGCTGGTCGGGGGCGATGGTGGTGGTCGTGTCGATCAGGCCGCTCGGGGGTTTGGGGGCGGTTCTCGCCATGGCGGTATCCTAACCCCCTAGCCTACAATGCCTCCACGGCGTATAATGGGGGTAGGTGGGAACCCACGCCGAACCACCGGCCCAGGAGGGCACCATGAAAAGCATCGGCTCCCCGACCAAGGCTACCCGGGTAGGGCGATGATGCGGAGTTCGAATCTCCCCTGGCCACTACCACAACGGAGGAGCAATTATGACCACCACCCGTACGCCAATCAGTAGCACTGAGGTTGAGCTTCGCCGGCTGATAGCCGAGGCACGCGCCCTCATTAAGACCAGCCCAGCAGCGGCCCGCGCGATTGTGAAAGCGGCGCGGCGGGGCGAGTTGGGCGAGGACGCCAGGCGAATCGCCAGAGGGAGGAGAAGGACCATGAGGAAAACACGGACAGCTAAAGCGGTCGCGGTCGCGGGTGTCGCCCTGGCGGCGGCCGTGGGCGCTTCCGCGCCAGTGTTCGCTGCTGACACGGTTCGCATCGACGCGCCCGGCGCGTCGGTGCCCAAGAGCCCGCTAGTGGCCAAAATCCTCGGCAGCAACGGGGAGGCCTTCTACGAGCAACACGCCCGGCAGACCGGGCAGAACTGGGTCGGGCCCACACCGCCCGGCAACGTGGTGTACTGGCCGGCGCAGGCCGGCGCGGCTTGGGGCACGCTGCAATCCCCCGGGCTGACCGGGGACCAGTCCATCGCGGTCGGCCTGCCGATGTTGAACGGCGCCATCATGTCCGCGATCAACGCCGGCGACCCGGTGGTGGTCAGCGGGGAGTCGGAGGGCACGCTGCTCATCGAGCGTGAGATTGTCACCCTCGACGACAGCGCCGCCCCGCCGTCCCCGGGCCGGCTGAGTTTCTACTTGTTCGCCGACCCGGACGAGGGCGTCGCGTCGTTGTTCCCCGTGGGTACCCGCATCCCGGTGCTGGGTTACACGGTCGGGCAGATACCGACCGACAGCCCGTACAGCATCACGCTGGTGTACAAGCAGTACGACGGCTGGTCGAATTTCCCCGATCGGCCGTGGGACTTGCCGGCTGATGTCAATGCGGTCATGGGCGCGCTGCTGAAGGTGCCGGGCACCAGTGAGACGCTGCACACCCAGGCGGCGTTGTCGAGCCCGGCGGACGCGGTTCAGATGAGCCGAACCGTCAACGCCAAGGGTGGGGTGACCACCACCTACATGGTGCCCACACAGGATCTGCCGATCCTGTCCCCGATCAAGGGTGTGCTGCCGCCGAAGGTCTACAACGGCCTCAACAGTGCGCTCAAGCCGGTGGTCGACGCGGGCTACTCGCAGCTGACACCGAACCTGGGGCCGCACATCAGCCACGGCCGGCTGGTGCCGACAGCGCACACGCCGACCGCCCGCCACGCAACGAGGTGAGTCATGAAACCCCAGGGCAGGACCATGTATGCGCGGCTGGCCGCGGCGGTTATCGCCGCCGCGGCGGTCGGGGTGGTTCACCCGCCGGCCGCGCATGCCGACGCGCCGCCCGCGTGCCTCACGGCGTGGGACGGCAGCTCGGCGGTGTGCGACGGCCCGATTCGTCCCGACGGCACGTTCAAACGCTGCTGGGGCTCCAGGGCCTACGTGAGCGGGTCGCTGCTGTACTCGATCGTGATCCCGCGGATGGTGCACTGCGAGGACGTCGACCCGTCCCAGCCGTGGCCGCTGATCCCGGTCGGGGCGCCGCAGCACCACATCGAGGTCGGGGACACGTCATGAGCGCGCCGCGGGGCTGCGGCCATATGCCGATGCAGCATTCGTGGGACGGCCGCGGGTGGGGGCAGTGCCGTGTGTGCCTGACCTGCGGGGAGATGGGGCATCCGAGGTGCCGGGATCGTGGGCACCGGTTGTGCCCGTGCCTGCAGTACGACGGATGCACGGCCTAGCGGTCATGTCATGTCGCAGACCACAATGCCACCATCGTGTTATAGGGTAGGAAGCATGGAGCTGATCCACTACGCCGCCGAGCCGGTCGTGTTCAACCGCGGCAGGCTCTACGAGCAGGGGGAACCCCGGGCGTTCATGAAGCCGAGGGGCTTCTGGGTCAGCGTGACTGGCGACGACGATTGGCCGAGCTGGTGCCACGACGAGGGCTTCGCACTCGGACAGCTGGCGGTCCCGCATGCCGTCGAGCTGGCCGCGGGCAACGACGTGCTGCATCTGCGAACCCCCGGTGACATCGACTGGTTTCACGCCGCGTATTCGGTGGAGACGGAAGATGCGCGCCTGATGCGCGGTTGGAATCTGTTTCACGAATACGTGCGCGGCTCCTGGCCGGTCGACTGGCATCGGGTCGCCGGGGAGTACGACGGGCTGATCATCGCCCCCTACCAGTACTCCCGGCGCTTCGGGCCGGGCTGGTATTACGGCTGGGATTGCGCCAGCGGCTGCGTCTGGAATTTGGACGCTATCGAGTCGGTCGGGCCGGTCGGGGTGATGCCGCTATGAGTGGCGCGACCTGTAGGGAGATGTCGTCGTTGACGCTGAACGACGCCTGGCGCTCGGTGGTGGCTGCGCTGCGGTATGAGCAGCTTTTCTCCGTCGTGGCGCGTCTTCGGCGCGGCCTGTTCTGGCCGCTGCCCTCGCATGCCGATTACCTCACCGAACAATCGAAGGAGCCCTAAATGGCCGACACCCATGAAGTGCGATCCGGCTACGCCTACGGCTACAGCGAGGGCTGGCGCGCCGGTTATGCGCAGGCCCGTGCCTCGGCATGCGTCTCGATGGACTCCCTGATTAAGCGGTTCGAGGCCTATGCGGCCGAGAAGGACCAGCTGGGGTTCGGCGAGGCCGCGCACGGCTGGCGGATGGCGGCGGCCACGCTGCGGGGATTCGGTGAGGGTATCGCCGCCGCCGCCGCGGAGCAGACA